CTACCAAGTCCATATTGTTCTCTAGGAACAACTCCAAGGCCACCGCCTCTATACATTTGTCTTTTCATCATTGTTCTATTGATTGCCATAATTATTCATCTGATGCAGCACCTAATGGTGGCATCTCCGCTACTTTAATTTTAACTGATCTAGTAACATCTTCTCTTACTGTATCTGTTTCTGGGTTTGCTATATCATCTTCTGCTTCTTTATCAGAAGAATACTCATAATTAGTTTTAGTATTTCTTAAAACTATCTCGGCTTCACATTCAACAACAGGCACTTGTTTGCCATTTATTGTTTCGTAGCGAACTGAACCTGGTTCTTTAAATGCCATAATTTAATCCCTATTTAATTGTAACATAGATAAAATAACATGCAATCTATCTGCAGTTGTAGCTTGCACTTTTATCTGCTCTCCTTCCGTTAAAATTAACGGATTTGTTAACAAATCTACTGTACTATTAGCATTAATAGCCTGACTTTTAAACAAATTAAATATACCATCTGAGGTATCCACTATAGTTATCTCTATAGTGTCATTGTTTGCAGAGTCATTTGATACTATAAAAGACTTAACAATTGCAGTAGTAGCTGCAGGAACTGTAAAAATACTAGTATTTCCAGTAGTTGTCAAATCAGACTTTACGTTTGTATATATATTAGCCACTTAAAAACCAAGAAAATCGTTCTTGCTCCTCTTTTATTTCGTTTAAATAGGTAGAATTTAGCTGTTCTGCGAGACTAGCTAATGATCTATTGATTTGTTTCTGGTTAGAAACATCATATTTCTCTTTAGGTTCTGGTACTCTTATAATAATTTTAGCCATTATCTTCTACCATCTGGTTGTATATCTATCTTAAATGTGCCAAATCTCCAAGATTCACTGACAGCATCGTTCTCTATCTTTATATTAACATATCTACCCCTAGCACGTGTATCTTTTTTATTTGTTGATGGGGTAATTGTAAACGGACTCAGTGAAGTGTTTGTTGAAGATTGTTGTGGAAATCGTTTGACTGCCAAGGTAACTTTTGCATTTCCTTGTAAATTTTTAAAATCTGGTATGAATCTTCTAACAGCTAAGAAAAACTCTCCTTCTCCCATTTCTGGATTTGCTATATCAAAGTCAAAAGATTGTATGAAAGATGAGATAGTAGTTGTAGTTCCATTTGGATTAACTTGATCGGTTCCTACCTCATGTTCAAAATATGTAGTTTGTCCTAAACCTGATTCACCTACGATAGCAGGAAAAGTTCCTGATGCAGAAACATCGTATTTTGTAGCAAAAGGATTTTGATACACAGTTGCATCCATCCAACTTGTTCTAGCTTCTGTTCCTGTATACCAAGTATTTTCTCCATAATTATATACTACATATTTATCATTGTATTCTGATCCACTAGATGGATAGTACCAAATTATTTCTGTGTATAGATTATTTAAACCAGCATAAACTTGTTGGCCTTTTGTAGTATCAAAATTATCATAAACAAAATCTTCTACAGTACATGGTAATGATTTAACTGTACCATCAAATAAAAAGAAACCTTTTGCTGACATCCAAAAAGCAGCACCATCTATTTCTACGGCAGCGTTCTTTCCTATAATACCACAGTTTGTACCAACTTGATCAAAACCAAATGTAAAAGGAGCACCTACAAATTTCATTGTATATAGTGCATTGTCTGTCCAAATTAATATATTTTCTTTTGCTTTAGTTGCAGCTAGAATTTTAGTTCCGTCTTGTAATCTTTGAGACCCTGCTGTATTTGTTGCGGTAGGTGTATATGTGTTTATAGCTTCTCTATCTGAAAATCGTATAAACATATTGTCTTGAGTTGATGATGTTCCTATTGTTGTTTCAGTGCCAAGATGAATTAAGTGTCTAGTTGTTGGAGATATTAAAGTAACTCTACTAGCTGTAGGGTTGTTAGTTGTTTGAAAATTAGATGTTGTTGTTGATGCACGATTTGATAAAGCTGATGCAGCACCTGCATTCCAAGTAAATGTTTTACCATTCCCAATAGTTGCAATTAATACTTCACCAAAATTACTTAATGACCATAGTCCTGGTTCTAGTGATACGTTAGAAGCTGAAGCTGCTTCACCCCAATTACCTGTGCCCCATGTATCAATACCCCAACCATAACCATATGACTGTGCTCTTGGGCCAACAGGTTCAAAAGGTTTTATACTTAAACTACCACCTGTAGATACAGTTGCACTTGCACTACTAGCTTGTGTAATTGTAAATGTACTTGTTGTGGGTACTGTTATAACTTGAAAATTTTTGTCTTCAAAATCAGAATTACTAAAACCTGTACCACCTGGTAATGTGACATTGTCTAATTGTATAATGTCTCCTATAGCTAAACCATGTGCAGATTTTGTAATTGTACAAGTTGCTGAATTATTTGTAGTAGCAATTGTTGCAGAAGTTAATGTAGTTTTAAGTGGAGTTATATCATGAAGTTGTCCTTCAAAATATATAAGTAAAAATTTATCTGTTCCTATAGCAACATATCTATTGCCATCTAGATCTACGAAAGCATGTTGTGCTCTCGCCACTCCTACTATTGTATCTGTTATAAGAGACGACCAACCACCGACCTTTTCTGGAAGTCCATATCTAAATCGTACGTTGTCAGAATCTACCCAACTATTTTCTGCACCAACAGATGTATTTTGCTTATCTATTCCAGGTTTAAATTTAAAATCAATGAGAGCCACGTCTCAGCCCCTATATTTTATCTTTATATGCCCAGCCTCTAGTTGCATTAACATATACTAAAGTGAAAGCTGAACCATTTACGCTGACTACTAAATTAGAAGCTGCACCTAAAATATTAGATCCATTTCTTGCAATAGTAAGATTATTAGAGTTAACAAAATTACCACTATCAATAAAAGTAACTTCATCACCGATAGCAGGTGATGCTGGTAGGGTCACTGTTACAGAACTATTGATACCACCTGAAGAAGTATCAATTAATAGTTGATCACCTTTTACAGCCGTATAGGCACCAGGAACAGTATAGTAACCTTTTGTTTGTAATTTTCCTGTAATATTTGTGCCATCAGAAAATAATAACGTCACTGATCCAGCAGGTAATGTAACCCCTGTCCCCGAAACAGTTTTAACTGTTACAGTGTAACTACTAGATGATCTATTTGTAGCATCCTCTACAACAAAAACTCTCTCCGCTGAATCTGGCATAGTTACTGTTACGTTTCCAGATAGAGTTCCAGTTAATTTATAATAAAAACTTTTACCAGTTGCTGTAGCATGGTTTGCTAAAGATAGTGCTACTGTGCCAGATGATACTCCTATAATTAAAACACCTGTTGCTGCTTGTTCTAATATTTGTAAATTTGTATTTGTAATTGTGCCCCAGGTACCAGACTTTTCACCTGTGGTAATTAACTCTAATTTTAAATCACTTGATGTACTCGATGCCATATTTCTCCTTATGGGTTAAGTGGATCAATAGGTATCCACGTTCCCGTTGCATTTGGATCTATTTCACTCCATGATATCACAGAAACGGTGCCTGTGGCAAGTTTAAATCTTTGACCCGTTACATTAGCTCCAAAACTAACTGAAGTATTTCCTACATTAATATTAAACCTATTTCCACTAGGTAAAACAACTACATTTTGAATGCCTACTCCAGCAAAAGTTGTTGACGCGAAAGGTGTTGCTCCAAAAAACATTACGGTATCTCCACCCAGGTTTGAGTTGCATTAGTAGGAACAGCCTCCCACATTCTTAAAGTAACGTCATTTGACTCTACTTTTAATTTTTCACCAGAAGGCTGAATAACAGCTTTTGCAAATACATCAAAATTACCAGTTCCAAAAGCAGTTGTTGATATATTAAATCTATTGCCTGAAACCACAGCTATTGCATTAGCTTTTGCAACTGCATTTCCTAATGATATATTTAATCTGTTTCCTGTTACAGAAACATTAGCCTTACCTATTACTGTAGTGTTACCTATTCCTACATTGTACCTATTACCAGTTATTGTAGGTTTAGCTCCTGCTTTTATAGTTACACTATTTACAGAAATATCAAATTCTTCACCAGTTACTGGTACGTCGATAGGTATGGATGCTTGAGCATTACCATTCGCTACATTAAATCTGTTACCTGTTAAAGCTACAATTGCTTTTGCAACTATCGTAGGATTGTTTGTAGCAATATTTAATCTTTCTCCTGTTACAGATACTTCTGCTTTACCTACTACTACAGAATTACCAACGGCTACGTTTAACCTTATACCTTGTAAAGATACAAATGCATTAGGATTGAAGCCTACATCTGAGAATGCGGCTGATGCAAAGGGTGTTGCACCGAAATACACGGACTACCTCGCCGTTGCTGGGATGTTATTAGATCCTACCAGGGTTTGACCAAAGCATAAGTATATATAGTCTCCATTACTTCCATTTATACTATCAGTAGAAACTAATATTTTAAAACCATTGGATAAAAAATTTATGAAAGATGTTCCTGTACTTTCGGTATCACTAGTATCTGCTTTTAATTGCTTTTCCATTTGATTGTTTACATCTCTTGCAGCGTCAAACATTCTCCAGTTTTGAGTACCGTTTGCTTTTTTAATCATAATCCATGAAGGTTTAAAACCTGTGTATATAAAAGGAGTTTGTCCTCCCGATCCACCTTGACCTCTGTATGCTCCTATTCTTGAATAACCTGGAATAGGTGCAAAAACATATGCTATATATCTTCCACCACTTGCGTTAACATCTGAGTCAGTTCCTATATAAAATATACTTGATGTAGGTGCTGTACCATTCCATCTATTGGTATTTGATTGTTGTGCACCATTACTATCTAATTCTATCCACTGATTAGCTCCATTATTTTTGTGATATACTTGCCAAGAATTTCCATCTTGATCTATTCTTTTAACCATGACCATGTGAGGAATTCTTCCTAGACCATGAGCAATGTTTGCGTTTGAACCTGTGCCATTATAAACATACATTCCAAAACCAGAAGTGGCATTAAAAGAATATGCTGTGGGTGTAATTGTTCCGCCAGATAATCCGGATGTTGTTCCTGCTTTCCAATTCCAAGAAACATAATTATCACTGTTAGTATTATAAAAACTATCAAGTCCAGAAAAAGTAAATCCATCAGAATCAAAAGATCCTAATTGTGGGTTTCTTTCACCACTTGTATCTGAAGGTTCCAAACCATATTTAGTTGTAAAAGGAGATTGAAAACAATAATGATCGTGTCCTGTACTTCTATCTTTTATCCAAATCCAATCAGGTTGAAACCCAACTCCTGTCAAACTTCTCGATGAAGCACCATTACCTGTATAAAGTAATGTCTTAAAAAAAGTTTCTTGTTTATTTATTGTTGAATAAGCCATAATTAAAAATGATTTAATCCTTTTGTTGATAAAGCCGCATATCCTGTAGGCGGTTGATAATTAAATTTGGAGTCTCCTTCAACTCCAGCATAACCATTACCAGAGTTAGTAGATATTGCAGTTGTACCAAAATGACCG